CCAATTGGACGTGCCGGCGAGAGCTTGTCAGCGTGGTTCCAAAATCCGAAAACCTGGATTGGACTCGCGGTCATGTGCTTCACCCTCGGAGGCTCCTTCACGGTGTTTCATCAAACGCTCATGGCGAACAATGAATCGGTCCAGCAAACTCGAAAGATTGTGGCAGAGCATCACCATGAGTTTACAGATTTCATCAAAGCCAACAATGAAACCCACCGAATCGAAACAGAAGGCACACAGAAACTCCTCCAAGAAATTATTCGCATCAATAAGGTCAACTGTTTGAACACAGCCAAGGACAACGACTCCCGTCGATCATGCCTTGGCGTCAACGAGAGGTGATCCTATGCCAATGACAGAATATCAACGACTGCAACAGGTGATCCGAAAGAATGAGGAAGCTATTGCGGACGCGAAGGCTAAAGGAAAACTCATTGAACAGGGACGAAAGAATTACTACAGACCTGAGCCAAAACTTCAAGCCGAACAAGTTCGCAATCAGCTCACCGATCGATACAGGAAAATCGGGGCCGGTGCGCCTGGAACCGATGAACTTCAACGACCGGATTCGAGGGGACGCATCAAGCAAACACGAGATGTCGTGGCCAGCGGATCGGCTCCCGGTCTGCGAGTCGCGATCTTAAAGCAAATCGATACGAAAAATCGCGTGTACCCGGATTCAGCCTCGAAAGTGAAAAATCGACAGGAGTATTCTCAGAACGTGAGAAATCAAAGTGCAGCGAACAACGTGATCGGGGGCACTCCGCGCACCGCGACGAACGCGACGACGCTCTTTCAGGAAGGACTGAGAGCGCATCTTCAGGGTCTTGCTTCGCGAGTTGCCGCATTAAAGAGGAAGGGATAACATCATGGCCACACCAGAACAAATAGCCGCAATTCAAGCCGCGAATCTACAAGCTATAAAAACGGCACAACAAGCCGCGAGCGTCGACCCAACCTTATCGCTTGCACAAAAACAAGCTATCATGCAAAACACTGTGAATAGACAGGCTCTACAGGCGGACCCCGCGAGACCGACATTCAGAGATGTCACGAATCCAGTTATATCACCGGAGGGGAAAGCAAGGATTGCAGAGATTCAAGCCAGAAATCAGCAAATTCTGGCAAGTGGAGGAACGCTTCCAACCAAGTCTCTCGACCTGGCGACCTCACTCGATCAAGCTCCTCGTCCCGCCGTTCCTCAAACAGTTGGAGCCAATCAACCAGTAGTAAATCGTGTCAGTGAGTTGATTCGAGCGAAGCAGGAGGCATTGGAAGCGTCCGGGGCAATGAGAATCAACGAACCGATGACGAAACAGAAATTGGCCATTCTCATGCAAATGCCGGAGTTCGCTGGTTGGGACCCTAAGAGGATTCATCAGTTCGTATCCAATCAGCGTCAGGCAGCTCGTGCGAGGGTACAGCTTCAAAAGATGCAGGCAAAAGTGGCCCTTCGTGACTCGTTGGGGAAGAAACCCAATCCCGGCCTTCTGAACAACATTCAACGAACCACACTATTAGCGGCGGAAGGACGTCAACCGGTAACACCCGCAGCCACAACCGCACTCGCGAACGCGGCGAATCCGGCAACAGCAATTCAGGCTGCAACTGTGTCGCCAATGGCTGCACAAGCACGACAGGTGGCTGCTGAAGGGAGAGAAAATCGCACGCAGCAAACCCCAGCATTAGGTGTGGAACCGAACGCGATTCCCGCACGGCATGTGGAGGCACCCCGGTCTCCCGTCGCTCAGGCAGCACCGACAGTCCAGCATCGGGAGCATGTTGAGGGACCGAGAGAGACGCCGGCACTTGGAGTGGCCCCATCCGTTGCTGCTCCTACGATGTCAGATAGTGAACGTTTTGCCCACGGTCTGAGACAAAAACTTGGATAAGGAGCAATTATGACACCGTCGAACAAGTTTTCACGTATCTCAAGCGCGTTACGTGCACCGAGCGAAAAGTCTGCAACCCCTGCTCAGTCGTCAAAATTCACTGGGTTACAAAATGCATTGTCTCGTGTAAAATCAGAGCAAGCGAAATCGTCGATCAATGCAGCAAGTGCACGACAGGCCAATAAAGGTAGTCGTAACAGTGGTCAATCTCCTGAGGGTGCACGGAATAATTTTATCAAAGGTCTTCGCGAACGGCTCTCGCGCGCTAAATAACGAACTTCATAAGGAGCAATTATGTCTGTTACACCCACATTCTTAAATACCGTTGGCGACGAAGATCGGTCAATGTATATGGTCACCTGGGTTCTGACGACCGCGAACCCGGATGGTCTTCCAATGCAGTTCCCGGAGTGGGCCGATCGCACCTGGACTGGATTTGAAACCGGAGATGCTGCCGGCGGTGCCACGTGGCGCATCGAAGGGAGCAACAATGGGTCAGACTGGTTCCCCGTGAAGAATGCCGCGAACGGTTCCAATAATATCGAAGGGGTGGGCGTTGGCGCGATGGGGACCGCGATCGAGAACCCGCGTTATATGCGTCCGAATTTATCAGTCGTTGGGGCAGGGGCCAGTATTACGGTGCGTTGTTGTGTACGGCGTGCCAATCCGATGCGAACTTAACCTTAATCACCAAGGAGATTTATCATGACGTTGAATGACGCTGTGCATCACATTGAAACCCTGGCTGCCCGCTATGAATCGATGGTGGGTTTGTCAGAATTCCTCCGGGAGGCGGCCCCACTCGCCACCTACATCCCGACCCTGGAGACCAAGAAGAATGAGCTGATTGCCGATATCAATCGGCTCACCTCAGAGCATGAGGAGCTGAAGGTCAAGAACAAGGCCGAGCTGGATCGCCTCGAATCGCAGATCGTGGATACCACCGATCAAGGTGTCCGCCTTGAAGCGGCCACGCAGGAGAAGATCCAACAGATGTTCGAGAAGGCCGAAGCCGACGCCAAAGAGCTGTTTGACAAGAACTACAATGCGAAATCCCAAGAGCTGGCCACGCTGGACGAGCAGGTGGCGCTCAGGCACGCGGACGTCAAGAAACTCGATCAGGACATTGCCGGTCTGAAAGTGGATAAAGAGAAGGCGGAGAAGGAGACGGCAGACGCGAACGTGGTCTTGGAGTCAGTCAGGAAGACGATCGATCAGTTAACCAAACTCAACTTCTAAACACAGGGGGACTTCAATGGCACGTCAAAACTTTGCACAGACAACCTCCGCTGCCGTGGCTTTGGTCGCGGCGACGGAAAAGACAGTGTTGCAGATCAACAATGCCACCAACATCCTGCTCGCGATCACCGGGGCGGATATCACCTTCGACGGGACCAGCAACAGCGCGGTGCCGGTCGTGGTGAAGTTGATCAAGGTCTCCACCGCAGGGACAGGGTCCGCCAGGAACCCGCTCAAGGTGAAGGACACCAGCACGACCCTTCAGGCCACAGGGACCGAGAACCACTCCGCCGAGGGCACGAACGCGAACATCATGAGGATTTTCCACGTGCATCCTCAGGCCGGGGTCACGTATCCGATCCCCATGCGCGATGAAATTGAACTTGCGAGCGCGGAACGTATTGCGCTCAAGTGTACGGCGCCGGCTGGCGTGAACTGTCTCGCTACGCTGCACGGCGAGGAGTAACATCATGAAATACATGATGCTCCTTGCTGCCATGGTCCTCTTGGTCGCATCGATGGCGGGGTGTGCCTCGACCGGACCATCCAAACCGCTTACACCCACCGAGACGCAGCTCCTCTCTCAGGTGATCACAAAGCGCGTGCTCGCGCCCTCGCTCACACCTGACAAGAAGCAGCTCGCGATCGAGGGCCTCAAGGCCGCTCGCCTCGCCCTGGAGAAGCAGTCCGCAGATGACGTGTTGAAAAACCTCGAATCCTACCTCGGTCCTGAGAACGCGGACCTGGCCGCATTGATCGTGGTCATGTTCAAGGAACGCGTGGATCTCACACAATTGCCAGAGCTTCAGGGGAAGGCCTACGTCTTCGCCTTTCTCGCTGGCGTCGAAGGAGGCTTGAAATGAGTATAGATTTAACTCCATGGAAGACATATGCGACTGGATCGTTGATTATCGTCCATCAGGTGCTGAAGGCGTTCGGGATCGATGTTCCTGAAGCGGAGACCTCCGCACTTGTCGATGGTGTGCTCGCGGTGTTGACGATCGTGTTTCGGTTGACCGGGTACTTCGACGCGAAGAAGGCGGTTCAGGTGGCGCTCTATACGCCCGTGCCAACCGATGAACCGAAGCCGTAATGGAGACCGAGACGTTCTTTGACGCGTTGGCAGGAGTGGCCACATTCCTCCCACCGCCATTCAACGTGATCGTACTAGGGGCCTCTGCCGCAGCCGGCGCCGGCTATGCTGTGTATCGGCACCGAAAGAAGCGGGACGAGCTGATTCAGAACCCGTACGACAAGGAGTAATATGGGCTCGCAAGGCAATACCACCGTCGACTTCGGGGCATTTCCCGGCTCGAATGACGTGACCATTACGATCACGGGGCAGGCTGGGATCATCGCAGGATCATGCTGTGAAGCATGGATTCGCGGAGAGGATTCTGCGGATCATACGATCGACGAGCATTTGGTCGAAACGATCGAGTGTCGCGCGCATACGATTAACCCCGGTACGGGGTTCTCTATTACCGCCTTCAATACGTCACAGCTTCTTGAACCGCTTGAATTCGCCGGTTCGAAGAGTTCCCCATACAATACGTTAGGAAAAGCAGCACAGATTGTTGGATCGGTGGTTGCAACGACTGGAACGAACGGAGCGTTTTCTGCGGGTAGTAAAGGCACGAGATTATATGGAGTGTGGAACGTCTCATGGTGTTGGAATTAACAGAGGAGGATCTATGTTTCCGTTGACACAAGAACAACATCGACAGAACGTTGAACGGATGTTCGAAAGCAAAGGGATTCTTCCCGGTCTTCCAGAAGGTCCGATAGTACCGAGATTTCACGCTCAGCAACTCGCGGCGGCAATTGAGCACGAACTCAATCGCGCCGACTTTATGGGATGGACGCGCGTGAGTATTAGTATGGACCTTATTGACGCGGCAGAACTCATGAAGTTCCTGAGGAAAGGGTCTTCACATGGCGATCCAAATACAGGGCAGTAGCGGGACCGTTGCAGAAGTCGGAGGCACGACCTTCCGTGGTCTTCACGTGCATGTGAAGCCATTAGAGTACGGTGCGCTTGGTCATTATCGCACCAGCGTTCGTATTGCCGGCGTCACAGCACAGGCGGCGAACTCTCGTGTGCTTGAGATTCGTAATTCGCATGCGAGTAACTTAATTATTCCGACGTTGCTCACAATGCGTGCCAGTCAAACGGCAGCAGGAACCGCGCAGGAAAATTCACTTGACGCGTATCGTCTGACAGGCTTCACGACTGTGGATACAGCCAATGTAGTCACGCCAGTCAGCTCTGTGCGACGAACCTCTATGGCTGCATATCCCGGCGGGGCTGCGGTTCGGCATCTTACCCTCGCCGGTAACTCCGCCGGCATGACTGGTGGGACTATGACGAAAGATACGCAATTCTTCGGGACGCTTCCATACAATGTGGGAACGTCCATCAATACCACGACGATATGGGGTCCGGTCGAAGCGATCGAGTCGAATATCTGGACTAATCAATTCGTCTTTGTGCAGAACGAAGGCTATCTCGTAGAAAACCGCGTCCTCAACGTCACGTCATACGGGATCACGTGGTATCTCGATTGGGCATGGGCTGAAGTCACCGCGTTCTAACGAGGGGGCCAGTACATGCACATTATGGTGAAAGGGAACGCAGGGACAACGGCTGAGGTTGGCGGCGCAGTCTTTCAAGCCGTTCATACTCATGCGAAGCCGTTAGAATATGGTTCGTTAGGTCACTATCGTACGTCTGTCCGCATCGTCGGGACGAACACTCAAGCTGCGAACTCTCGCCTTCTCGAAATCCAAAACGGCCACGCCACGAACCTCATTATTCCTACGCTATTAAATATCACAACCTTACAAATTGCCGTCGGAACTGTTCAAGAAAACTTTCTTGATTGCTTCAAATGTACGTCGTTTACTGCCGTGGATACGACGAACACGGTCACCCCGGTGTCCTCTGTTCGGCGTACCTCCATGGCTGCATACCCTGGTGGGGCTAACGTCCGCCATCTCACGCTCACTGGAAACTTGAGCGGTATGACTGGAGGGACACTGACGAAAGATACTGGCCCTTTTGGTAAATATCCGTATGTTGTCAGTTCGTCCATCAATACCACACGTACGTGGCCAACCACCAACATGCTTGAGAACGACTCATTCTCGTATCCGTTCGTCTTCGTGCAAAATGAAGGATATATTGTCGAGAATTCTGTCCTCAACAACACGTCCTTAGGAGTTATCTGGATTTTTGATTGGGCCTGGGCCGAAGTGACCGCGTTTTAAGGAGACCTCCATGCCGTTTTTTGTGAAAGGTTTTGGTAACACGAACTTTGAGGTTGCCGGCACTACCTTTCGTGCGGTCAACGTCCATGCGAAGCCGGTGGAGTACGGTTCGCTTGGTCATTATGTCGCGACAGCACGGGTGTTGTCGGTCGCAGCACAGGCCGCGAATGCACGGATCTTTGAGTTTAAGGCCAACGCGAACAATTTGTTTGTTATCACACAATTGATTATGAGAGCGACTCAAACAGCGGGAGGGACCGCACAAGAAAATTCTATGGATTGTTATCGTTGTACGGGCTTTACCGCAGTGGATACGACGAACGTAGCCACACCAGTTGCGTCACGAAAACGAACCTCAATGGCTGCTGCCCCAGGCGGTGCTCTTCTACGAATTATGAGCGGTGGTGCGACGGCTGGGATGACCGGAGGCACGCTCACGAAGGACACGCAGTTCATGGCGACACTTCCATATAACATCGCCACGGCAGCAGATCAAAATACGATCAGAGGTCCAGTCAATGTGTTGGAGCAAGGTAATCACGGAAACCCCCTCGTGTTGGTGAATAACGAAGGGTTCGAGTGCGAAAATCGCGTGCTGAATGTCACGAGCTATGGGATCGCGTGGTATTATGACGTCTCGTGGGCTGAGGTGACAGCGTTTTAATATCGGATACAATATAAAAATGCCCTATACGATCAAATCAGTCGGAAAAGGGAAGGTCTCGGTGAAGAGCCCGCACGGGACGAAGGCGAAGGCCACGACCCCGGAGAACGCGAAGAAACAGGTCAGACTGCTTCGTGCGGTCGAGCATGGGTGGAAACCAACAGGGATCATCAATCAGATAAAGGCCAAGTAATGTGTCGCTCTTACTCACTCAAATTGGCGCACCTCCAGTCGCGACATCCGTTCCGTTTATGCGGAACGGGCGGTTTCTCTACGACGAGTGGCGCCTGGACCCCCTTAGCGTTCCATCGAAGTTCCTCAGTAAGTCTCGCGGCGAAGACCTCTTCCTGCATCGCATGGTCATTCCCCGATGGCTGCAACACGACATCCACCCAAACATGGACGTCCACAGGCCGCAGTTTCTCAGCAAGTCTCGCGGCGAAGACCGCTTCCTCCATCGGATGGTCATTCCCCGATGGCTTCAGCACGAGATACCGCTGGATCGCTATGACCTCTATAAGCAGGCGTTCCTCTCGAAGTCTCGCGGAGAGGATCGGTTCCTTCATCGGATGCGCATTCATTGGTGGAGCCAACATGAGATCGCACCGGACCTCTACGACCGCTACAGGCCGGCCTTCCTCTCGAAGTCTCGCGGGGAGGATCTCTTCCTTCATCGGATGGTTATCCCCCGATGGCTCCAGCACGACATCCACCCAAACATGGATGTCTACAGGCCGCAATTCCTCTCGAAGTCTCGTCACGAGGATCTCTTCCTTCATCGGATGGTTATCCCCCGATGGCTCCAGCATGAGATCCCGCCTGACCGATATGATCTCTACAGGCCGGGATTTCTCTCGAAGTCTGGCGGGGAGGATCGGTTCCTTCACCGCATCGTTGTTCCGCCATTCCTTCGGCACGAAAAATTCGATGAGGATCTCTATCTATCTCAGTTCCTCTCAAAGGGATCATTTGCTGCGGTTGCACCGCCTGGCATCTTTATTCAAACCTTTTGGTTGGACAATGTCCTCTTCGACGCATACGCCTACGAAGACTACGTGTACCTATACCCAAGTAAGTTCCTCCGAAGCTCCTCAACCACTACTGCCACACCTGGAAGTCCTATGGTCTTGCAATACCTTGCGAGAACGAAAGGACGATGGGGGAGATAAATAATGGACGAAGAAACATCAAAACAACACGATGCGTTCATCGAGACGTTGGTGAAGAAGGGCCTCGCGGAAGATGAACGGAAACCCGAAGACGTCAAGGATGACGAACGCCTGACGGCGCTCCTCAACTATCTCCTCCCGCTCCGGGACGAGACGGTGAAGTACCGCGAAGGCAGCGGGATTGAAGACGTCTGGAACCTCTGCGAGGAACGCTATAACGGGATCGACGACGCTAACCGCTCCGAGTTCAAACAGCTCAAGCTCGTCAAGCCCACCGTCATGAACGCGCCGTTGACGTCCGGGAATATGGACCCCAGGCAGACGGACGAAATCAAGTCGACCGTCTTCGTGCGACTGACGAGCCGATATGTCGACGCGGCGTCGGCGAAGATCGCGGAGCTGCTGCTCTCCGACGAGATGTTCTTCCTCACCCCCACCCCCGTGCAGGAACTGGAGGATGGGAAGAAGGACGAGACTCCGGTGATGGATGAACAGACCGGTCAACCGCTCATGCGGAAGGCCACACCTCAGGATGCAAAGCCACTTCCCCCAGGCGCAGCGATGCCGGCGGAAGGGCAGGAGCAACCCGAAGAGGTGCCGATCACCACGAAGGATCTCGTCGAAGAACGCTATCAGATGGCGCATAAGTCCTGCAAGAAAGCTGAACGCCGGATCAAGGACTGGTACGTCGAATCAAAACACAACAAGGAAATGCGCCGGGTGATCTTCGACTCCGCCCGCCTCGGTGTCGGGGTGGTGAAGGGGCCGTACGCGGAACGCTATACCCGAAAGAAAGTGTTGAAGGGGGACAAGGACGAAGCTGAGTTGAAGATTGTCGATAAGATCGCCCCTGCCACAGCCTGGCGTGATCCCTGGAACATCTTCCCGGACAAGTCGTGCGGCGATCAGATCTCCAACGGCGACTTCATCTTCGAGCGCGATTATCTCTCCGTGCGGCGAGTACGCAAGCTCAAGAACCGGAAGGGGTACATCAAAGATCAGATCGATAAGATCATCGAGGAGGGTCCCAACAAGAAGATGAACGGGCGACCCAATCCGAGCGACGACATCGAACAGCGCAACAAAGACAGCTATGAGGTGTGGTATTTCACCGGCACCATCGATCGGAGCATGTTCGAAGCGGCCAACCCGGAAGCGGCCAGCCTGCTCAAAGAGGATCAGGACGAGGTCTTTGCGATCGTCACGATCATCAATGATAAGATTGTGCGGGCCACATTGAACCCACTCAACTCCGGGCGGTTGAATTATCACTCGATCCCCTGGACCTTCCGGGGTTCTTTTTGGGCTGGCATCGGGCCGAACGAACAGATGTCGACCCCGCAGAAGGTCTGCAACGGCGCCATGCGCGCCATGTTGAATAACGCCGGCGTCTCGTCAGGCGGGCAGATCGTCATCGACCAGGAGGCCGTGGTGCCGGCCAATGGCGATTGGCGAGTCGCGCCGAACAAGATCTGGTACAAGACCTCCGACGGCGTGATCGACGACGTGCGGAAAGCCTTCACGACCTTCGAGATTCCTGAGCGCGTCGATCAGCTCCTCAAGATCATCGAGTTCTCGATGCGTCTCGCCGAGGAGTCGACGAACATTCCCCTCGTCACACAGGGACAGAGCGGGGACACGACGCCGAACACGTTGGGGGCCACGGACATCCAGAACAATAACGCCAACCAGCTCCTCCGCGACGTCGCCGATCGCTACGACGACTACATCAACGAGCCCCTCGTCGACCAGCACTTCGAATGGCTCCTGCTCGATCCCGACGTGCCGGACGAGGAGAAGGACGAATGGACGATCAAGGCGCACGTCTCGCGCGGGAAGGTGGAGCGATCGATCCAGGACCAGACCTTACAAAAGATCCTCCCGCTGGCCACCGATCCAAACTTAGAGATCAACCCGAAGCTCGCGTTTGCAGCCTTCATGAAGAGCAAGAAGATCGAGCCGAAGGATA